TCCCGTGCTCAAGGCATAGGGGCGAGGCTGTACCTAATTTAACGGTAAAGGAAGGATGCAAATGGCGCACCCAATTGCCGGAGGAACGGTTTAGCATTGATAGCGATAACTTCTTTCTCTTCAGTGATGCAGATGGTGAACCGAAGATGTGCTACCGCATACTTATCCGGTACATGGGCTTTCCACAAGATGGTTTTAAACTTCATAAAATAGATTGGTTATGAGTAAAAGCAACCTTAAAATGATAGGCAATTACGGTTGTTATCTTGACGATGACAATGTAATCTCATTTCAAATCGGTGATAAACCGATCTCGTCAGTGCTGGAGCCGGATCCGATGTTTCCAGTACTTAATGACAGCGACTTCCCAGACATGCAATGGCAGAGCATCCAAGGATTTCAAGTGTGCAATCGTGGCTTCAACAATCTGAAGTGTGAAGAGATTGCCTCAGATATCAAGAAGAACCGGTTGCTTCCCCGTTTGATAACCAAGCAGGTTAATATGCTATATGGGCATGGGATTAGTGTATACAAGCCTACAATAGCCGATGGTAAGTTACAGAAAGAATGGGTATATTGTCCGGAAGTTATTGATTGGCTTAATAGTTGGAAAGAACGTGGCCTTGAATCAGACCATAAAGAGGTTGCCAAATCTATCATCAAGAACTACTACTATTTTCGTGATTTCTTTGTCAAGTGGAGATTTACAATAGGGAAGGGTAGAGGAGTGCTCCCTGTTGCCGGACTTGAAATAATGGAAAATAAGCATTGCCGCCTGGCAACGACAAAGAAGGATGTTGCTACTGATGTAGTCTATTACAAGGACTTCCGGCATATAGCTGTAGGGAGATGGGGATATGGCACTTCAACTTTCCGTATCTATCCTAAATTCAATCTGGCCGAAATCAGTAATTACAAGTATGCGGCCATATCACACCATCGTGAAAAATCTGTTGATGAGTTCTATGGGGTGAATGAAACACATGCCGGAACGAAGTCGTATATCAAAGGCTCCAATGATACTGCCGATTACATAAACTCGTTTCTCCGGAACTCTCTTGCGGCCAAAATACACATCATCATTCCGAATGCCTGGCTTGAGTCTAAGCGTATTCAGATTACCAAGCTCTGCGAGGAAAACAAACGACGTAAAAAAAACAATGAGAAACTCCTGGAATACAATAATATTGAGATTGGTACAGAATTCAAGGAATCCACGCTTATCCAATATTTGCAGTCAGAATTGCGTAAAATATCCCGCTACCTCTCTGGAGCGGATAACCAGGGGAAAGCCTATGCCACCATCAGCTTTAAAAATAGTCAGGGTGAGGAAGAACGCTGGAAAATCGAAACAGTGGATCTAAAATATAAGGAATATATTGACGCCCTTATTTCCTACGATAAACGCGCCGATGAAGTACTTCTCTCCAGTGTAGGCCTTGATTCTTCAATTTCGAGCGTTAGCAAAGATGGAGTAATTTCCAAATCGGGTGCTGATGCTTATTACAACTACCTGATTTACATCATGTCGCTTACTTCTGAAGACGAAATTTGTTCTGAGCCATTTAATCAGGCCATGCAAATAAACTTCCCTGATTTATACAATCAGGGTTATCGCCTTGGATTTTATCGCGAAGTTCCAGCTCGCCAGGAAGATGTATCGCCAAAAGACAGACTTAATAAGCAACAGTCATGACAATATTACAAGAACTATTCCCTACTGTGTCGGAGTTTCGTAAATACGCTCCGTATGCCGAAAGTAATATCACTTTCGACCAGCTCAACTCATCCGCTATTTCAGCAAAGAAGCAGATAGTCATCATTCTCACGAAAAAGGTATATTCTGAGATTGTTCCCACTGAAGGAGAACTCAAGGATGCCTTATGCATGGCTATGGCAAATCTAACTATGGCCAAACAGCTCATCTTCGATATCGTTTCCAAACGTAAAGACGATGTCGACATCTATAAGCATGAGCAGGAAACTATGCGTCGCTCCTTTATTGAAAACTACTACAACGCAATGGATACAGCAATCCAATTGCTTGATACTGAAGAAGAATTTCCTTCTTGGAAAGAAACCCGGTACAAGAAACTCCTTGATGGACTTAAGATTCAAAGTACCGAAGACTTCGACATGTTATACTCCATAGACCTGTCTTACCTCTTCTTTTTTCGGACTATTCCTATTCAAAAGGAGGCCCTGGATGATGGCCTATCAGGCTATTTTGAACGAGCTGAAAATAAGGAGGACATATTGCGAATGCTTCACCGTTGCCTGGCAAAGCAAACCATTTCCATCGCACTCCGCCGTTTCGATATCATTGAGTTTCCATCTACGATCCGGAGCCTGTTCGATGACTCCAAGGCAAGCCGATCAGGCAAAGATGAGCAGGAACGTATGCTTGCCTTAGCAGCATCTTTGGCTAATGAGGTAAAACAAGAGTTAGCCAATATCGATCTACTACTGACTTCGGATTCTTCCGGATCCGTCGATACTAACACCTCCTTTAACCGTCCTGACGACCTAATAATGCTGATGCCATGCTAAATCCAACTATTGATTTTATAGCCAAAGGAACGCAATACAGCATTCCTAATTCCTGGGAAGACCTTACCCCATATCTTTTCCAAGCTCTCATCCGTGATATTAGCCTGATGGCCAAAGGTGAGGTTTCTATTGCTATGGTTCGCGTGAACTATGTGTGTCGTGTTATGGGATGGAAACTCAAAAAAATAAAGGACCCTGACGGATGGGCTAATTTAGCCTGGCTGGCCGAACAAGTAACATTTCCATTCACAATTGTTTATCCGGACAATGACGCCGCTCTCCAGGATCTCGATTCTGAAACACGAAAGTTATGCAAGCGCATACCACCACATCGTTTGACAGGCATCACCATTGCTCGATATCTGACTAAGCTGCCTTACAACTATGCTGTTGACTCATGTTTCTGCAAACAGCTTATCCCGGCAATTTACCTCGATGATGAGTCATACTCAGCCTACAAGATAGACACTTCTTTCAATCGGCTCACTTGCTCTTTGACCGCCCTTCAGTTCATCGAGGCCCGTTCCTTGATTGGCGGATCATTAGAGCAACTTCCGCTTTTCTTTATTATCCGGACCGCTACTCTTCTGATGGAGCTCATTCCCTCGCACATAAATTCGTCAAGTTGCCGGTGGATGAATTGACTGCCATTGCCTTCAACTTCCAGGCATTCGTTAACTACCTATTCACCAAAACCGAATTCAAGTTACTTACAGAGGCCAAGAACACCAAAGTGTCTGCCATTTCCACCGGTGCCCTTGAGTCTCTGTATAACTTGAGTTCCGACGGCCTTGGCGACGTTGACACCATCGAACGGATGAATATCCTTCAATACCTTACAATTCTCCGGAAGAAACTCATCGATACCGTTCGAAG